CCGTCTTCAGTGATGCCGCCAAGGTGGCTTCGAGTTGAGCTAGAGACATCATCTTCTTGGGAACCACTTCATGTTGCCCCAGTCGTACTCACCGCCGTTATTTTCTCCGTCCGCTATTATCCAAGCGAGAACGAAGTCATCATCGGCGGCGAAGGCAGCATCGAAGGGAATGTTTCCGCTACAGGCAGCGACCCGCAATTTGAACGCGGGCCGCTTACTTAGTTTTTTGATGCGTCGACCGAGCTGTCTTGTTCGCCTAGTTTCTTGAGTGCTTCACCGACGGCAGCGATGCCATCGAAGTCTAGTTGCTGGATCAGAAATTCGATCTCGGCCTCAGATGAAGGAGGGGCAACGTGGGTCGCGTCGATCTTCTTGACCGACGAAACGAGGACGGCGAGATCCATACTGGCCGGGTTGCTCGAGTTCACACCCATAGCTTTGGTCAAGCGATAAAACTGCAAAGCGTTGAGCCTGTTAACCGTAATCAACCGCCCTCGAGAATCAGTGGCTGATGCCGTGTCAAGCATTTTTGTTAGCGTTTCGGTTGCAGTCTCGGTAGAATTCGCTTTGGTCATGACGGTCCTATGCTGTACGGGTGAGTGAACGGAGGAACTGAAAAATGGCAGTAACGGTGAGCACCCCGGCTGGAGACGGAAGCTTCGTCACGCGGAAGTTGAAGTTGTGGGAGCGCATATCCTCGGCGGGGCGCGTCGTGTGCGTTGCCACTGCCGTTGTTTTCTGGTGCGTCTGGATGTATTTTGTTGAGCAGCCGTGGTGGAATTGGAGCGAGCGATGGCTCGAATTCCTGCTCGGCTTCTTCGTCTATTGGCTGGTGATGAGGACAGTTCTGCTCGGGTTATTCCCGCGCAAATTCCCTACGGCGCCATCGTCGCCGGATCAAACGCCGTTGCCGCCGTCGGGCTCGCATTATCTCTAGCCGCGAAGCCAGCCTTGCGCCGCGCAAGCTCTCTGCCCCAACCCGCCTCAAAGCTCTCATGCGTCTGTTGACCGTGCATCCCAGGATACGGATTGCCTGAGATATTCGTCATGGCGTGATTGGTATAGAAACCCAGACCCTGCTGGTGCATCATGTACAGTTCGGTGTCGGTCGGATCTCTACCGAAATGAGATTTGAACTGCGCGCGGTTAGCATCGAACATCCGAGCAGCACCCATCGCGTTGTCGTGCGCCGAGTAGATGTTACCGCCATCTCCGAACCGATCCCATTCATTGTGACCGACCTGGTAGAGACCCTTGTACTGGGTCGAGCGATTGGCGTTGCTCGACGGGTTCATCGAACTCTCGATCGAGGCAATCCCGCGCATGGTGTTGACGTCAAGGTTGTGAGCCTTGGAAGCATCAACGATCGCCTGGTCGGTCTCTGCAGTCCCTTGACGGAACGTAGAGCTTGGACCGCTCGACGGTGCGTACTCTTTGCCGGGCGCGTGATGATGACCGTATCGAATGCTGTTGTGCTTGTGATCTTCCGGAGTTGGATCCGGATGATGAACTCCACCACCGTGATGACCACCGAGGTGACTGCTCTCGCCCTGCCCTGCTCTACCTTCCGGCGTGTAGCCATCGAGATCTGGAGTGAACTGGTCGACGTCGTCACCGCGATCCATGGTAATGACGCCGACCTTCATTCCGCTACAGGTGATGACTCCGATTTGCATTACGCAATCGTTACCTTATCCGACGCCATAGCCTCGAGCGAGAGGCTGACAACCTTGTCGCGGCTGATGTCGCCGTGGCTGTTCAGAAACACCACGAGGTTGGTGTACTGATATCGGCTGACGGTGCCGTCGGGGTTGTTGATCGTTTCGTTCAGGTAGCCAGGCGCCATGACGTTGCCGGCGTTGAAGTTCGTACTGAACGTCACCATCAGATCTTCGAGCACAGATCCGTTGCGCGTGATGGTGAAGTCGATCTTGTAGCCGTCGGGAACGTAGCCGAACCGAGGCAACTGATTGTACGGCGAAGATTTGATGTCGTGCTTGAGCGCGGTGATCTTGACGTCTTGAACGTCACCGAGAGTAATCAGACTCCCCGAGTTCGAGTCGTAGTAGGTGATCGAATAATCGACGCCTACGTTCATTCCATTGACGGGCATTTAGGCATCTCCAAAGAAAAAGCCCGCCGTGTTAGGGCGGGCTCTGAAAGGCTGATTGGGGTGAAGGATTACGAGGTTGCGGTAGCCGTGTTCGCCGTGGCCGCGAACTGCGACGGCGTCGGCTGCGTGCTCTGAACGGTTACGGTGACATTGCCGCCGCCCTGGAATTTCACCACGAAGTATCGGATGACGTTCAGGTAGCGAACCTGCCAATAGAGGAACAGGTAACCGAGAGCCTGCAGGCTCGGCGGGTTGTTATTGAGATCGCACTGGACCACCCACGGCTTGTCGATGATGCCTTGGCCGTTGATGCCGATACCAACCTGCGAAGATGCAAGCTGTGCCGACAGCCCGTCGAACAGGGACTTGGCATTGGAGCGAGTCTGATCGTTCGGCTGGATCGACTGCAACTGACCGACGAATGACCCTGCCGCCTTCGACTGAGAAGTACGGATCAGGAAGTTCGTCATGCGGGTGTACTCGATACCGTTCGCCGCGGTGTTCGAGCTGGCGTTGCGGCCGGTAGCGAACGAGTAGTAATAGCCACCGGGTGAAGAGTTCGGCGACAGGATCGTATCGATGCCGCCTGTGTTGATCAGAGACAGCTCAGTGTCGCTGTAAGTCTGACCAAGCGTCGCACGCTGCGTCGAGGAGATGCCCTGCAGCGGCTTGTTCAGCGGGGACTCCTGCGGGGACAGATTACCGATGATCCCGAGACCAATGGCCGAGGAATTGATCAGTCGCGTCTGACCGTTGTAGCTGTCGTACCACGACGGATAGTCGCCGAGGATGAACCAGAACCACGGGCTGTCGACGCCGGCATTGATGCGGGTATTGAGACAGTTCTGGATCGTGTCACCTGACGGCGAAGCGAACACCGGAAGCATCGTCTCGCTCAAGCCGAAGGATACGATCGCCGCATAGTCCGCGATGGTCGAGAGATCGCAGAGAGTGAAGCCGTCGCAGTTCGAATTGCGGAGAGCATACATGCCCTTGCGAGGCACGATGTCCTGACCCATCAAGGTGGCATCGGTGACGCCGGCAGCGCCATCCGTACCTCCAGAGAGAACCAGCGGAGACGACAGCGTCGGGATTGCGACACCGGTTCCTACCGATGCGATCACATAGGCGGACGGACCGTGATACGGCGTGCCGTTGTTGATCGCGTTGGTCAGGTTGGTCCAGAAGGTGTTGCCAGTGCCGACGCCGCCCGTGAAGGCTGCACCGGAAATCACCAAGGTCGTCGATGACTTGGCGAGGGTCAGCGAGTTGCCGGCCGCGCCAACCACCTGGTTGATGTTGGCGGTCAACGTAACGATGCTTCCCTGCACCGACTGGTTGACCTTGATCAGGTTGGAGTCGGTCGAAGCCGACAAGAACGAGATCAGGTTAGCGATCGTGATTGCCTGGGTCGCACCGATCTGCACCTGATTGCCCGTCGGAGTCGCGGTCACGAAGGTGACGACGGTGCCGGCGATCGTCACGGTGTCGGAGTTCGCCGGGTTCCCGGTGAAGGAGACGGTGGCGGTCGCGGGAGTTGCGGCTGCAATGTTGTTGAACTGCTCCGGAACCATGCCGGGGAATACGACGACAGCCATATAGGTGTTGGCCATCGTGCCGTTCTGGATCGAGAACTGGATCTTGTTGCCGAGGACGCCGCTGTACTTGCCAGAGATCGTCATACAAGCAGCGCCGCCAGCGGAGCCGCCGGTCAGCGTGGCGCCAGACAGCGTGATCGAGGTCGAAGACTTGGCGAGCGTCAGTGCGTTGCCGGCGGTGCCCGAGGTCACGGCCACCAGGTTCAGTACGAAGCCCTGCAGCGCGTAGGCGAACTTCACCAACTGGCTGTCGGCAGATGCCTGCAGCATCGTGATCAGGTTCTGAAGGGTCAAGGCAAGGTTGTTGCCGATGTTGACCTGGAGAGCCGACGCACCGGAAGCAACGAACGTGACAATGCTTCCGTTGATCGTCAGGGTGTCGTTGACGGATGGATTGGTCGTGAAGGCCGCAGAACCAACCGCGAAGGCAGCGCCGGACTGGATCTGCGAGAACGCAGCGGTATCCGTGCCGTCCGAGACGCGAACGCCCAGGAAGCCGATCGCCCCGCCGACCTGGCTGGCTGCCGACAAATAGGACGAGATGTCGTACGGACGGATGACGGGCGGCCCGATGTTCAGCGCAGCATCCTGCGGCTTACTCATCGGGATCAGAGCATTCAGCGGGCCCCAGCTACCGACGCCGACCAGACCTTCGATATTCGTGGGCTGGCCGAGCAGCAACGGAGTCGGAAGTATAATGTCTCCGTAAACGCCGGGGACGGTTAGGGCCGCAAGATTTTGCTGGCCGTCGAGAAATACAGGCATTTACGTCTCCAATAAAAAAAC